CTCAAGAGCAATATACACCTTGTCTTTATTTTTACAATATTTCTTCAAATTCTTATCGATTTGCTTCATAAGACAATTTCTAAAAATTTCTTCATTTTGCCATGAATTTTCCTGATCACGTTCTTCTTGAAATGAAAACCATCGTTTGCAAGCGTGATACCGATAAAATGAGAAATAACCGGTATCAATAAACAAAACACTCATTATCATTAACCTAACAAATATATAAAAATATTCAAAACATTTTTAGAAAAAACATTAGGAAATTTAATGACGTTTTGAATATTTTACAAAATGACTTAAAATTACTTAATGATAATTTATACTAAAAGTTTCTTGTAACTTCCTTGATAAATTTTTTTATATTTGAAATTCTTCTGTTCTTTTAATGAATCAAACGAGATTTTAGCACGCATACCTATATCTTCACAGTCTTGGAAATTCTTGTCTTTTGTGACCATCAATTTCTTAAATTCTTCGAGTGTATTTTCTACCTTATAAATAAAAATTTCATCTTGGTCGAACACTCGGCAATCACAAAAGAAAAGAGAATCCCATTTCATACATGTTGAGAAAGAATTCGGTCCATTGCTTGAAAATGCCTTGACTTCAATCAAACCTAATAATTCACTTACGAGATCTCCTGAACATTTGCGTGTCACTGTTGGATCACCTAAATATTTTTTAATAGCAAGCATTACGAGATTTTCAGTGATGAATTCTGGAATAATAGGCGACCTGATATCATATTCGTTATGATTACGAAGAGTGCGTTGAAAATATTTAAACTCTGTTATTACTTTTTGAAGAATTCTTGGAATCTTATTTTCGTTATATTTCTTACTTTTTAATATGTATTTTTTAATGTCATACTTCTTATACTTTTTTACAACTGATTTACCTTTGAATATTTTTGTAAGATTTTTTTTGATTTTATCAAGCATAATTATACAATCGTACATAATAATAATTTTTTTTTCAAAACATTTTTCAAAAAATTATAAGGAATTTTAATTACAATTTTTATTTTACATCATTTTACATATTTTCCATTTTAGCATACATAGCCGCAAGAGCGGCTTCTTGCTGTTCTTTGAACTCTCGCATTAATCTTTCCTTTTCTGTCTCGACAGGTGCTTCGACAGGTGCTTCGACGGGTGTCTCGATGGGTGTCTCGTCGGGTGTATCGACGGGTGTATCGACGGGTGTCTCGACGGGTGTCTCGACGGGTGCTTCGACGGGTGCTTCGACGGGTGTCTCGACGGGTGCTTCGACTGGTGATTCGATTGGTGTCTCGACTGGTGTTTCGACGGGTGTTTCGACGGGTGTCTCGACGGGTGTCTCGACGGGTGTTTCGACGGGTGTCTCGACGGGTGTCTCGACAGGTTCGTCTTCTTCATCTTCGTCTTCGTCTTCTTCGTCTTCGTCTTCTTCGATGTCCTCCTCTTCATCTGTATATTCAGACTCACCATCGCCATCATCCGATTCATACTCAGTTGCAACAGTTTCATCGTCAGTTGCGTAGTCTGTGTATGATACGCCTTTATTCTCCTCATCTTCTTCGAGAATAGCATTATTTTCCTCTTCTTCGATGGATTGCTTGTATTCTTCCTCTGTTAATCTTACTAAGCCACGCAATACAACATCTGTTTGGTATCCGCGAGACTTCATGAAAACCGATTTTAATTCGACGAGAGGCACGACATAGCAGTCAGCACAGTCATTCTTATCAAGCTCGTTCTGTTCACTATCCACGTATTCATAAACAAATTTGTTATTCTTCATATGAACACGAAGAGCAAACGAGTATCCATTTAGAAAGGGTTCGTGCATCTTTTTCAGCGTTGACTTCGAAAGGATGTTTTTACCATAAAAAGCCCCTCCTTTTGCCCATTGATGACCGAAAAAATCATTAAATTTGGTAACAATCGTTTTTTGAACAAATTCATCTAGATTTTCGAGGAACTCTTTGAAATCAACATGAGCATCTTTTGTTAGATCAAGATCAAATTTTAGAAACCCATTTTTTGAAATATTTTGGATGTTGATACCTCGCTTATTGACCTTAAACACAGGCATAGCAAAATAAACAGGATCACCTGATTCATCGATGATAGGTAGTTCAACAGCACCACCGGGAAGCTTTGAACCTTTTTTTATGTTTAGCTTTTTAAAATCGATATTCGAGAACTCATCTATAAAATCTTCTTCTGCCATTTTTTTAAACTTAAAATTACATTATGTAAAAATTTTTTGAATTTTGACGCACTCAATTTTGCGTTTCATAAAATTTAATGGAAAATACAGAAACAGCAAATAAAATTGTAAATATAAAGATTCCAACATAGTTCAATTCATTTGATTCAAGATCAACCAATGAAATAGTTGGAATTTTCATATTAATAAATTCAGCGAATTTGTTTTTAAAGGCAAGAAAGCAGAAGAATATGATAGCAAGGATAAGGGTTTTTTTGAGAATTGAAATTATTTTCTTGAATTTTTCTTCGAATGATATTGATGACGATTCGGTATAATCAATAACTTTTTCTTTTTTTGGTTTTTTGATTTTTATTTCTTCTTCTTCATCTTCATCTTCATCTTCGCTATCGGAAAGGACAATAATGGGTTTTTTCGCTTTTTTCTTCTTTTTCTTTACGACTTTTTCAACGGGTATCTCTTCCACTGGCTTGACGTTTTCTTCGATATCAAAAACAGGATCGGTTTGAATAGCTTCCGTATCAAGTTCATTCATTAGTTTTTCGACTAAGTCATTTTCAACCTTTTCTGACGATGGTTCAGTCATTTATATAATAATATTATGTTAAATTTTAAAAATTTTAACGCACATGAATTTGAAAAAAAATTCATAAGGAATTTGTGTTCATCACAAGTCAAATTTACAAAACGTCATTAAAATTCCTTATAAAATTTTAAAAAATGTTTTGGAATTTTTATATAATTTTGTATAAAACACATATAAAATGACTATTTGTGTTCTATGTCGAAATGATACTACAATTTTACGTAAAGATGAAAAGCAAGCTTACTATAATTTCTTAAATACTTCTATTCCCAATTGTATTGCATGCAACATTGATCTGTCGAAACCAAGGATATGTGGTATACACCGCAAAAAGTTAATTGAAGATAAAGAAACTACATATACAGAAGAGAATATAGTTGACGTCGTACATCCAAAATGCAAAACAGATGGATGCGATAAACAACCAAATTTCAATTTTCCAGGTGAAAAAAAAGGGGCGTATTGTAGCAAATGTGCTAATAAATATAATGCTGCACATCCGAATAAGGCTGATATGATAGATGTGATACATTCAAGATGTAAGACACCTGGTTGTCATACACAACCAAATTTCAATTTACCGGGTCAAAAGAAAGGTTTGTATTGTGCTTCTTGTGCTATTAAATATAACAAAGAAAATCCAGATAAAACTAATATGGAAAATGTTATAAGTTCAAAATGTAAAACACCTGGATGTGATATACAACCCAATTTCAATTTCCCCGGTGAAACAAGAGGGTTGTATTGTGGTTCTTGTGCTAATAAATATAATGTTGAACATCCAGATGAGGTTGATATGATAGATGTAGTACATTCAAAATGTAAAACCGTTGGATGTGATACACGGCCGTCTTTCAATTTACCGGGTCAAAAGAAAGGTTTGTACTGTGCTTCTTGTGCCGATAAATACAATGAAGCACATCCGAATGAGGCTGATATGATAGATGTGGAAAATCCAAAATGCAAGACACCTGGTTGCAATACACAACCAAATTTCAATTTTCCCGGTGAAACGGTGGGTATATATTGTGCAAAATGTGTTGATCTAACGAAAATGAAGGACGTCGTTAATAAGTATTGCTCTTCATGCGGTTTAACGCGAATTGTTCCCTCAACCAACGCCTACGGAGGTCTTTGTATCGAGTGTGCCCAACACAAAGGAATTGCTAAAAGACCCCGGAATGTAAGAGTGCAAGAAAAGGCCGTTGCAGAATATCTTAAAAAACATTTCAAAAATATTTCATTAAGTGAAGACACACCTTTAGAAGGTTCGTGTGTGAATCTCAGACCTGATATCAGTTGTGACTTTGGAAATTTCATTCTAATTGTTGAAATTGATGAAAATCAGCATAAGGGAAAGGCATACACTTCATGCGATACTAAAAGAAACGTCCAATTGCTCATCAATGGCGGATCCCGTCCGATCGTGTTCATTAGATTCAATCCCGATAACTACAAAAAAAATGGTAATGTGATTCCGGCTTGTTTTCAAAAGAATACTAATGGAAAATTACAGCTTGTTCATGAAGAGGACTGGAATGTAAGACTCGATAAACTACGTCAAGAAATCGAAAACGTTATGATTCAAAACGATTGTAAAGATGTCGAAGATTTAAAAGAAATGACTTATGTTCATCTGTATTTTGATGAATAAATTAATTTGAAAACACCGTGCCTCCCATGCCATTCTGTATACGCAATATATTCTGGTTCACGCTGTATACGTAAATATTGAAATCATAATCGTAGCCTTGTCCTGGTTTTTTAAGGGGAGGCTGTATTGTTTCGATTTCGAGTTCTGCTGTTTCGATTCTCGAAAAATTGCAAGTGCCATTTGGATTGAATTCGCCAGGTGCCAAGGCAAATGAATACATTTGAATACCAAATTTATCCGTATTCACGCCATGCTGAAACGCCTGTAACGACTGATGAAATTGTGATGATGACGTTCGATAACGTTCGACCCCATCAAATAACAACCTTGCGTTTTTAATAATATCCTTATCATATGAATTGAAATTAAACTTAGTCGGAATTAAGGCTCGTGTATTATCCGTATCCATATCAAGAGTCTGTTGAACACCATCTTTAACTTTTATTGAACCATTTTCAAATTGGTAATACAATGGGTCCGCATTGTCGTATCCGAATCTCCTTATGTACGTTGCCGAAGAGGGATCGATAAACTCATTATCATAATTCGTGTAATTGTTATGGCCATTAAATAAATCTGCAACGTCTGAACGTTGCCCGAGCCATATCAGATATTTCACAGGATGTGAAAATTGCAATTTCAAAGATTTCGTCCCTGTTACACCTGTGAAAGCATTTCTATTTACTTGTTCTATCAAATAGTCGTGTGACGATAAGGCAAATTTTCTTCGTTCAGCCTCATCGAGGAAAATGTAATTAGCTAATACGTGACAGTCGTAGTTCCATCCTTGTAAATTCTTGTTCCCATCGTTTAACGAACTCATATCAGGATTAAACGAATTATTTGGTATCGATGTAATAAAATTTCCAATGTGATGATGGTCTTGTGTTGCATTTGGTGCGATTCTTGTACCTACTTCATTTTCATTATTAGGGCGAGTTTCAAGAATAGTATATAAATCGATAATAGGTCGACACTCGAATTCAACGTGCACTTCATGGTATTGAAGAGCGATTAAGGGAAGAGCAAGACCAGGTGACTTTGTGAACCAAAAGGGAATAGGGACGTATATTTTTCGTCCCTTAATCGACGGAGGTTGAAGAAACGGATTTTTTGCAAATTCGGAGAAAGCAAAACGAACGCTATCTGGATTCTCGTCTTGTGAAGGATCAAGTGAGCTTGTTGGGTAAAATCCGTTATTAATACCATTATATGCAGGAAAAAACATCTCAGGCACATGTCCCGTAATTCGGTCGAAATTATTTTTTTGAGATGTATCAAGAAAGAGCTCGTGATAGATCTCGATCCATTGACCGTATAATTCGCTAATCTTCGTTCCACCGATAGTTAGTGTCGCTTTTGCTATGATCTGCGATCCAATATTAGGAATCCATTGAAATTCGTACGCATTTCCTGTGATATTTCCAGAGCTATCTGATACTTCTTCGTAACCTGAGTAGATGTCAGGGAGATTCATAGAAAAGTAAATGTTGCTTAACAAATCACCATTACGATCGATTTTACATCTCATAATTGATGGGACGTCATAGGCAAGAGACTGAATCCCTTCAAATTCGATACGCCGTGGTTCCATTGCAAATAGAGTATGTTTTTTATAAACGTTTTTGAAAAAGGTAATAGACGGGTTTCCATTTAAATATTCATTTTGTTGACCTATTCTTTTTAATTGTAATAATCCACCACCCATATTATAATAAAATTATATAAAATTTTCAAAAAAAAATATACAATAATATTAATATAGGTATTATGTATTCTGATGAAGAAAATGATGATAGAGTTGATGCAATTTTAGAAAAATTAAAGGCGTTTCGTAATAATGATGAATATAAAGTAGAAGTTTCAAAACAGTATTCTTTAACAAACAGTTCAAGTTTGATCACATTTTTGTATAAGAAATTTGAAAAATATACTGATGATTCAACTGGTAAAAAACTCAATTATATTGTTATAGTCGATTTTGAAGTTGATAAGGATACCCAAAAAATTGTTAATATTATGAACGCAAAATATGAAGTGTTTGTTCAAATATTCGAAAAGAAGACATTATACTATGATGTCACCGAGCATTTCCTAGTCCCCAAACACACGAGAATCGCAAAAAGAAATCCCGAAAAAATTCAAAAAATTTACGATGAATATTTTATAAATAATCCATCTAAGCTTCCAAAAATTTTAGTAAGTGATCCTGTTGCCAAATTCATTGGATTAGAAATAGGTGATCTAGTGGAAATCGAT